ATGTCATATATATTATATGAAACTGTATTGATAAGGAGGTTTTATGGATAAAGATAAGCCAAAGCCTAAACGAAAGAAGCTCACGCCAAAACAAGAGAAGTTTGCAAGAAACGTGGCAAGTGGCATGAAACAGGTTGACGCTTATCGTGATGCTTATGATTCTAAAACATCCAGCAAAAACTCAGAAAGAGTACAGGCTTTTGAATTGGCAAGAAACTCTAACATTTCAGATATGATAGCTGACCTGAAGCGAAGATCAGAGGAAGGCATTGTGTGGACCCGTCAGATGGCCATGACAGCACTGTTGGACACATACCATATGGCTAAGGACCAAAACCATGCAACAGGTGCCACAGGGGCTTTAAAAGAGCTTAACGCGATGTATGGCTATAATGAGGCCACAAAGATCAACATTGGCGGGCAGAAAGATAACCCTATCGTTGTAGCACAGGAAGAGAAAGACCTTTAACTTGCATCAGATGGCTTTCAAGTGGACTGAGAAACAGAAACAGGCCCTTGGCTTGTTATCCAGTCCCGCTAAGCACGTGATGCTTTATGGTGGTAGTCGCTCTGGTAAGACGTTCCTCTTGACGCACACGGTCTTTCTACGGGCCATGAAGTATCCAAACACCCGTCACGCGATAATCAGGCAGACACAGACAGCAGCTAGGCGTTCGTTATGGCTTGGCACTGTTCAGGATGTTATCAGCAGCCGGTATGCTAACACTGGCCTGAAGGTGAACAAGACAGAGATGACCATCACCTTTGAAAATGGCTCTATGATTGAGATCATGGGCGTTGACGAAGGCGCAAAGGAAAAGATGTTGGGGAATGAGTATACCACCATCTATTTCAACGAATGTTCGGAGATGATGTTTAGCACTGTCTCTTTCATGTATTCACGGCTAAGCCAAAAGAGCGCGGCAAAGAACAAGTTCTTTTACGATCAAAACCCGCCGCATATCTCGCACTGGTCTTTCCCCATGTTTGTGCAGGGAATGAACTACTACACCAAAGAGAAGCACGCCAGCCCTCAAGACTACGTGTCTTTGGTCCTTAATCCTGCCGACAATGTGGACAATATATCAGAGGATTATATCCAGCAGTTAATGGAGAACATGAATGAGCAGCAAAAACAGCGATTTATCTTTGGCCATTTTGCCACTGATCCCGATGAAAAGACGGTGTTCACGAATTGGGGGATACAAAAGTTTGATACTGATCCCGATGCTGTCTTTCAGTTTGGGTGTGATTTTGGGTTTAGCGTAGATCCCACGGTCCTGATACGCTGTTACCTGAAAGAGAGGACGTTATATATAGATCAAGAGCTGGTGTTGAAACAGTGTGAGACGATAGATTTGCCTAAGATGTTTCTTAGTGTGCCTGAGAGTCAGCGATACATTATTGTTGCGGATTCATCACGTCCTGAGACGATAAGCCACATGCGCCGTCATGGTTTCCCTAAGATGATGCCTAGTCTCAAGGGTAAGAACAGCGTGATGGAAGGCATAGAGCTGTTGAAAGGCTATAAGATTGTGATTCACCCTGATTGCACGGAAACGATAAACGAAATATCCATGTATAGCTATGCCACGGATAAGGACAGTGGGAAGGTGTTGCCTGAGATAGAGAAAGGGCAGCAGGATCACTGTATTGATGCGCTCAGATATGCTTGTGAGGGCTTTAAGCGGCTAGCGTGGCCAGAGCCAAAGCCTCTTAACATAAAGGCCAGAGGTGGGTGGTCTGTGTACTAGATAAGGTCTAAGGCGATTAAGAGCATAAGCAAGTCATCTTCCTCTTTGGCGAGGATGTTTAGATACATTTTGATAAGCAATTCTGTTGCTTTTTGTTCTTTGAGTAGGTCTAGGGTGTCTATGCGTTCAAGGTCTTGAGGTTTTTTGATGGTGACCTTGAGGGCTTGAGAGAGTTCGCGTAGGTCTTTCTTGATGTGTTGTGGTGGTAGTGGTTTTTTCGTGATTGTTTTAAGGATGGTTTTGATGGCAATCTTTTGCGCGGGTCTTTTTTGGTGTGCGGGTATATAGACGTAGCCACCACCACCGAGAAGCTCAACGTCTGCAACTTGTGTGTTTGGGGTCCAGTAGTTACCTGCCCAGTATGTTTTTGCCCAGTATCGGTTTGACCACATTTTGTTTGACTTTAAAGTTTTTTTAACTATAGCCTATAACGAAAATAAAGGAAAAACTTTGTGAAAGACGAAGATTTAGTCCAGAAAATTAAAGACAAGTTTGATAGGGACCAAGGGTATTGGTCGTCTATCTATGACGAAGCTAAGAAAGACATGCGGTTTCTTTCTGGTGACGAAGATGCCCAGTGGGAAGGCATCAGAGACAAGCCATCGCCGGCCCTTACAATTGACCGTTTATCCTCTGTTGTGAATCAGATTGCGAATGATATTCGGATGAATACGCCGGCAATCAAGATTATCCCTGGGGACAAAGAGTCTAGCGAGGATGTGGCGGATATTCTGTCTGGTTTGATCAAGAACATCGAATATGAGTCTATGGCGGATTCTGTGTATGATTCTGCGGCTTTATCGTCTGTTCGGTGTGGCCTTGGGTTCATGCGGGTGGAAACGGAATACGAAGACAATGAATCGTTCAATCAGAAAATATGCATTAAGCGTGTCCCAAATCCTTTGAATGTTTTTATTGATTGCACGTCAACAGAGTCGGATGGCTCTGATATGAAGCATGCCACGATCTTGCAAGAGATATTAGTATCTGATTTTAAAGAGGAATATCCTAAAAACGATCCGGCGGATTTTAAGGCTGGGGGAGTAGATAAGAAGTACAAGGACGAAGATAGTATCTTTATTGCCGAGCATTTTTATATAAAGAGCAGCAAAGAAGAGATTGTTTCGCCTGATGGGTTGCAAAAGCGTCCTGTTATGAGAAAGACAATTTACAGGGTTTTGCTGTCTGGTAAGGACATTTTAGAGCAGACCACGTTTCCGGGTGATTATATCCCTGTGGTTCCTGTGTTTGGGGAAGAGTATTGGGTTGAGGGCAAGCGGTATTTGTCTAGCGCCATTCGTCGGGCAAAGGACCCGCAAATAATGTATAACTATTGGCGTTCTGTTGAAATGTCTTTGGTTAAAAACCAGCAGGTAGCACCGACAATGGTTGCTGAGGGGGCGATAAGTGGCTATGAAAAAGAGTGGCAAGATCATAAATCGTTGGTTGTGCAGTACAGAACGCATGATCCTGTTGGGAATGCTTTGCCTCAGCCTGTGCGGTTGCCACCCCCTCAGATTCCTACCGGTATTATAAACGCTGCAAGAGAGATGGCGGAGGATATAAAGGCCACAACGGGTATCTTTGATGCGTCTTTGGGCAATAGGTCGAATGAGACAAGTGGTGTTGCCATTCAGAAACGGCAGCAAGAGGGTGACACGGCCACATATCACTTTGCGGATAACCTAACACGGGCCATTGCCTATGCTGGAAAGATTATTATTTCGGCGATTCCCACGATTTATGACACCGCGCGGGTGCTGAATATCATGGACGTTGAGGGGAACGTTAAGCGTGTTGGTGTTAATGGTGAAATTGCAGAGGATCAAGAAGACGAGATAGATTTGACCCGCGGTCGGTACACGGTGAAGGTGACAACGGGTCCTTCGTTTACCACAAAGCGGCAAGAATCGGCGGAGTTCTTTGGGAAAATTGCGCAATCGCAGCCTGAAATGATGCAAATTGTGGGTGATTTGATCTTTAAATACATGGATGTACCAGGGGCGGATGCTCTGTCGGAAAGAATCAAGAAAACCATGGATCCAAGGCTTTTGGAAGAAGACGACGACCCTATGGCCGCGCAATACCAGCAGCAAATGGAGGCCATGCAGCAGCAATTGCAGATGGCAGGACAGGAATTGCAGGCATTGCAGCAGCAACTTGATAACAAAGAGGCGGACACGGCCATCAAGGTGCAGAGTGAGCAGAATAAGACAGAGATTGAGGGTGCCAAATTGATGTTGCAGCAGTCTGAAATGGAAGCAGACATGCAAATAAAGCAACAAGAATTAGAAATAAAAATGAAAGAATTAGAGATTAAAGAGCAAGAGTTGTTTTTGCGTGCAAGGGAAATGGAAACCCAAAAAGAGTTGAGAGAGTTGGAAATACTGTCTGGCAATATGCAAAATCAAGAGCAAGAGCAGGAATCAGAGGATAACGGCCAAGAGAAAGAAAACGGTATGGATTCTTTGGAAATGGCGTTGTTACAGGGCAATAGCGTGGCTATTCAGGGCCTAACAAGTTTGCTGCAAGGCAAGAAGAACATCACGATCAATAGGGATAACAATGGCTTGATGTCGTCAGTTGTGGTTAATCCCGAAGGCGTTATGTAAAAATGTATTGTAATTAAAAAAAAGGTGATGTATGGATGAAGAAAATGTCGTTGTAAATGAAGCAGAAGTTTCTGCTGATATTGCAACAGATGAAGGCCCGATTGAAGAAAGCAAGGTTGAGAGTCAAGAGGTTCAGGAAGAAATTGCCGAACCTGAAGATGATACGCCCTTTCCGAAGAAGGCTGTAAACGCTATTTCGAGGCGTGAAAAGAAGATCGAAAAACTGCGTGCGGAATTGGAGCAAGTTAAGGCTCAGTTGCAGCAGGGAACCTCTAAAGAGCCTGTTAAAGAACAGACAAAAGAACCTAGCGAGAAAAAGGATTCTGCCCCTAATCCTGATGATTATCAGACATGGGATGAATACTTAGAGGCCAAGGTTGAACATAATGTTCGCAGTGCTTTAGAGAAAAGAACATCGGAAGAAAAGCAATCGGAATCTTACCGTAAAGAAAAAGACTATTACGATCAAAGAGTTAAGGATTTTGACTCTAGAGAAGACGAATATCTTGGTAAATTTCCTGATTTTGAAAAGCTGAGCAATCAGTTTACGCAAGAGGTTGCTGAAAATCTTTCTATTGATGTTCGCAAGGCCATTTTGGAATCAGAGGATGGGCCCTTGGCTCTTTATACTTTGATGAAGGAAGGTCGCATTGATGAGTTGGAAGACATGGACGGGCGGCAAGCCTTGAGGTTTCTTGCAAAAGCTGAGATGCGAGGCCAGAAATACATTGAGAATTCAAGGAAAGTTTCTGCTGCTCCTAAGCCTATTCAGGCTGTCAAAGGCACGGGAACTTACAAAAAAGACGTTTCTGAAATGACCCCTGATGAGATCAGGAAAAAATATAACCTTAGATAAAGGAAAAACTGATGCCTAATACAATTAACACAAATAAATCGGCCCCTGGTCGGATTGCCAAAGTGGCAGCGACCATGTTTGCTGATGATATGCAGTTTGTAAAAACCATTGCGCGGGAAGATTCGGTAGATTTTGCCCCGCAAGCTGGTGGTTACAAAACTGGGGATACGATTTTTATCAACAAACCTGCTCGGTTTACGACAACAACGAACAGGGATATTACCTCTGGTGGTATTCAGGATATCACTGAAGAAAAGGTCCAAATGACGTTAAATCAGTCGTTTACGGCGGCTGTAGCTTTGACATCGAATGAGTTTGCGACAGACATGGCGTTTGATTCGTTTGCCATGCGTGTTTTAAAACCATTGGTGTCTCAAATGGCGCAGCGGATTGAATCGACCTTTATTCAGTTAGCGTGTCAATCTACGGCTAACGTTATTGGTACTGCGGGTTCAACGGTGTTTAACACTTTGACCATGATGCAGGCTAACCAGCGTATGTCTGAGTTATTGGCCACGGGTAGTGAGAATGAGTGGATTGCTTTGTTGTCTCCTAGTGCCAAAACTTCGGCTGTGGATGCGAGAAAGGGATTGTTTCAGTCTTCTGAAGAAATCTCTAAGCAATACAAGCGCGGTGTGATGGGTCTTGCGGATGGTTTTACGTATCTAAGTAACAACCTGATGTATACGCATACAACGGGTACGGGTACGCAAACAGATGGTTCGGTTACCACTACGGCTGCGCTAACCAACGGTGCAACCACCATTGCTGTGACGGGCTTGTCGGGTTCTGGGACAATCACAGCGGGTACTGTATTTACGGTTGCTGGTGCTTTTGCGGTTCACCCCATTACCAAAGTCACGTTGCCATTTTTGCAGCCTTTTGTTGTGACCACAACAGCAACAGCGTCTTCGGGTGCTGCCACGTTGTCTGTATCCCCAACCATCTACAGTTCTGCGGGTGGTGGATTGCAAAACGTTTCGGCTTTGCCTGGTTCTGGTGCGGCAGTGGTGTTTTTAACAGGTAAAACAACAGCGGCAACGCCTTTCCAAAACTCTCTGACGTACTGTAAAGAGGCGTTTCGTTTTGCGTCTGTGCCTTTGATTTTGCCTGGTGGCATGGACAAAGCTGCACAAGAAACTGTGGATGGTTTGACCATTCGTGTTTTGGCGGATCACGACATCAAAACAGATCAGTACATCCTGAGAATAGACTTTTTGGGTGGGTTTGTGCCTGTTCGTCCTGAATGGGCTGTGCGGGTAACGGCGTAGTTT